GAGGGAGAACGGTACGCCGGGCTGCTGCTCGGCAAGAACGGCTTACCGGATCAGCACATCATCCTACTGCCGGGCGAGGCGCAGGCCGTGAACTGGGATGATGCCCGCAAATTCGCCGCTGACGCGAGCGGCGCGCTGCCTATGCGCCGCGAACAAGCCCTGCTGTTCGCCAACTTGCCGGAGAAATTCGCGCCGGACTGGTACTGGTCTGGCGAGCAGCGCGCGTCAGGTTCCGCCTGGAGTCAGTACTTCGTCAGTGGCTGTCAGGGTTGGGACCACACCGACGACAAGTGTCGCGCTCGCGCCGTCCGCAGAGTAGCCATTTAACCATTCAGTAATTCATTTATTCAGCATGGCAATCACCTCCGAACTGCCCATCTACAAAGTGGCCTATGACCTGCTCGACGCCATCACCGACCTTGCCCGCAATATGCCGCGCGATTTTAAGCAGAGCATAGGCGGCAAGCTGCGGGATGAGTGTGTAGAGATCGTGACGCTGATCTTTCGCGCCAACTGCGCGCGCGAGAAGGCTCCACATCTCGAAACACTGATCGAGCGGTTGCAGGTTGCCGAGTTGCTGTTGCGCCTCTCGCGCGATAAGCGGCTGATCTCGACGGGCCAGTACGCCAAGGCCGTCGCGTTGACCGACAAGGTCGGCAAGCAGGCTGGGGGATGGCGCAAACACGCAATGTCGCCCGCTTCGTCAGGGTCACGGCCATGACGACTGTGCGAAATGTTGATCTGGTCGTGCCGCTGGCCCATGAGGCCACCGCCATACGCACCGCAGATACCGCCGGGCTAGTTGCCCTGGGCAGGTCTGGCGCAGTTTCTCCGCTGACTGATCGCGACGGTCGGCGGGGCGACGTAGATAGCACGATACAACGCAGCGCGCGTCAGGTTCCGCCTGGAATCAGAACTTCAACAATGGCAATCAGGATTGGAACAACACCAACAACAAGTGTCGCGCTCGCGCCGTCCGCAGCTCAACCGCGCCACCATGCTGATTTTTCTTTCGAGGAACTGGTGCAGGCCTACCTCGATTGCCGCAGCACCAAGCGCAACAGCGCCAGCGCCGCCGCCTTCGAGGCGAATCTGGAGCGCAACCTGTGCCGCCTGAACAGCGAGCTGCAGGAAGGCATCTACCAGCCCGGATGCAGCATCTGCTTCGTCATCACCCGCCCCAAGCCGCGCGAAGTGTGGGCGGCAGAGTTCCGCGACCGCATCGTGCACCACCTGCTGTACAACCGCATCTCGCCCCGCTTCTATGCCGGATTCATCGCCGACAGCTGCGCCTGCATCCCAGGGCGCGGCACCCTGTACGGCGCCCAGCGGCTGGAGGCGAAGATACGCGGGATCACCCAGAACTGGAGCAAGCCAGCTCACTACCTCAAGCTCGACCTAGCCAACTTCTTCGTCAGCATCGACAAACACGTCGTGCGCGAGCTGCTGGCCAAGCGCGTGGATGGCTGGTGGTTGGGGTTGGCCGAACAGGTGCTGTTCCACGACCCGCGCGCCAACTTCGATCTGCGCGGTGATCCTGAACTATTGCGGCGCGTGCCCAGGCACAAGCGCCTGACCAGCCAGCCGCCGCACCTCGGCCTGCCGATTGGCAACCTGAGCAGCCAGTTCTTCGCCAACGTCCTGCTGGACGCTTTGGATCAGCACATCAAACACGGTCTGCGCTGCAAGCACTACGTCCGCTACGTGGACGACATGGTGCTGCTGCACGAGTCGCCGCAGTGGCTCAATGCCGCCCGCGCCGACATCGAGACGTGGCTGCCGGACAACCTCGGCCTGCGCCTGAATCCGAGCAAAACCATCCTGCAGCCAATCGCGCGCGGGGTGGACTTCGTCGGCCAGGTCATCAAGCCGTGGCGCAGAGTCACCCGCCGCCGCACCTTCAATGATGCGCTGAACCGCACCAGCCAGATGCCGTCGGGCGAACTGTTCGAAACCGCCAACAGCTACTTCGGCCTGCTACGCCAGGCGACACACAGCCACAACGACCGTGGTCGGCTGGCCAACGTCATGCGCTATCGCGGGCACTGCGTCAACAAGGATTTCACCCAGACATACAGGAGAACGACATGAACAAACGCACACTCATCAACCCGCTCGCCTTCCTCAGCCAACGCGCACACCTGGACGACGATCAGACCCGCGACCTCGGCATCGCCTACCGCGTCAGCCTGCAGGCCATGCTCACCGGATACGGCAACGAACAAGCCTGGGCAACGCTGGCCTGCACCCTCAACGTGGCGATGGTCCTTTGCGAACTCGGCATCGCCGCACCGGCGCTCCAGACCGTCCTGCTCGCGCAGGACGCCATGCTCCGCAGCCGAGAACGCGCCGGGCGCACCGGCACCTGGGCGCTGGACGGCGACGGCATCCGCCTCATCCAGGCCGCGCTGACCATCCACGACGAACAGATCAGCCGCTGCACCAAACAACAAATCACCGCTGCGCTGGAAGAAGTGCACCGGCGGGTGAGCATCGGGGAGGCAGCATGAACGCGCCCAACATCCGCCCGGACATCCTGACCCACTCCGGCGATTACTTTGACTTCATTAACCCGGAATGCTGCGAGATTCACATCGAGGACATCGCCCACGCGCTATCGCACATCTGCCGCTTCAACGGGCACACCCACACCTTCTACAGCGTCGCGCAACACTCGGTGCATGTCTCCAAAGTGATGGAGTGGATATTGCCGGAGGCGCAGATGGAAGGCTTGCTGCACGATGCCGCAGAAGCCTTCATCGGCGATGTCACGCGTCCGCTCAAACAACTACTGCAGGATTACAAAGCGATCGAACAGCGCGTCGAACGCGCACTCTTCCAAGTCTTCGGTATCGCCTACCCATTATCCCAGTCCGTGAAGTATGCCGACCTAATCCTGCTGGCCACCGAACAGCGCGACCTGATGCCAACACACGACGACCAATGGGCGCTGATCAAGGACGTCAAGCCGCTGCAGGAACACATCGTGCCGTGGACATCGGAACAAGCGTTCCGCGAATTCATGCGGCGTTATGAAGAATTGGGCGGGGTGGTGTGATGCGAGAGTGCGACTGCACTGCCTATTGCGGTGACGATCCAGACATCGCGCGAGGGAAAGCCCGTCCTTGCGAAACGGCCCGGCGTAGCCAGCGCTGGTGGCGCATAGTTAATAACGCGGAACGAATCGTGCAAGCACTGAAAACCAGCAAGGGCAACATCGAGTCCATCCGTGCCGCGTGCAACTGCGCCACCTACGACCCCTGGCTCAAAGAGATCACCGACATAATTAACGAGATAGAGGGCACAGCATGAACATCAGACAAATCGTAATGGCACACCTCAACGCAGAATTCAGCGGGGCCGCGCTTTTGCGGACTTCGCTGGAATGACGGGTTATACGTCTTTTTGGTGAACTATGAATGCACTGAGTTTGTTTTCTGGAATTGGTGGGCTTGACCTTGCGGCGGAGTGGGCGGGGTTTAAGACTGTGGCTTTTTGTGAACGTGATCCGTTTTGCCAGAAGGTACTGGCGAAGCATTGGCCGGGGATAAAGATTTATGACGATGTGCGAACCATTGATACAAGCGAACTGCCGAGGATTGAACTCTTGCACGGGGGCTACCCATGCCAGCCATTTAGCCAAGCGGGAAAGCGTGCCGGACACGCCGACGAACGCCACCTGTGGCCCGCAATGCTCTGGGTTGTGCAGGCGTTGCGACCCGCTTGGGTGGTTGGTGAAAACGTTACAGGACACATTGCCATCGGCCTCGATGCCGTTTGCGATGACCTGGAAGCAGCAGGCTACTCCGTCAGGCCGGTTGTTGTTCCGGCTTGCGCCGCAGGCGCCCCGCATACGCGAGAGCGGGTGTTCATATTGGCCCACGCCAAGGGCAACAGACTGGAAAGACCCGCGAGGGAAAACAGGGAACCGACCGGCAGCGAGTGCTGCAAAGGCGGGATGGACTCTCTCGGAGGCGGCGCGGGGATTCGGCGGGACGGCTGCGGATGGGGTGTTAAACCCGGAATGGGTCGAGTGGTTGATGGGCTTTCCGCCCGGATGGACAGACGTGACCGGCTGAAAGCACTAGGAAACGCGGTTGTGCCTTTGCAGGCGTACCCGATATTCGCGGCAATTGCCGAGACGTATAACGTGAAAGTGAGGGGGCCGGAGGCGGCCTTATCGCCGGAGGCTCCCTCTCGACTGCCGGGTTCGACATCATGACTCCGCACCGTGTACAACTGAGCCGCAAGAAGGGCTGGAAGATGCCACCGAACACGGTGAAGGTGGACCGCACGACACAGTACGGGAACAGGTACGTGGTCGGCGGCAATCCATGCCTCCACGTAGACGGGGCGCTCCACGAAGTGCCTGACGCGGAAACATCTGTGCGGCTGCACCGCGAAGAACTTGAGCACTGGATGATGCGGCGACCGGAGCAAGTACGTGTGATGCTGGAGCCGCTGCGCGGGAAGAACCTCGCGTGCTGGTGTAAGCCTGGGGCGCCATGCCATGCGGACGCGCTGCTCATGATGTCGAACGTTTGACATAACCGGCGGCGCGGCATTTTGCGCCGTCCGTGTTGATGGATGGGTTGGACACCGATTTACTACGAAGAAGGTAAATGACATGACGCTTGATGAAATGCGAAACGACTACAACTGGCAAGAAGCGTTTGCTTACGGACAGACAATACGAACCGCGACTGGCTGCGTACCAGACGGGTTTGGAATTGTTGATGTTGCTGAAGTGCTGAAAATAAGCCAAGGAGAGAATAACGGCGACTCTTGGATGATGGCTGGAAGGTTGAACGATGGCCGGTTTTTTTTCCTTGATGCGTGGTGTGACTACACGGGTTGGGATTGCCAAGCAGGCGGGGACGCTCAAGTTGCCGATACTCTCGACAATCTGGTGCGCTACGGAATGACGGAAGATGCACGGGATAGGCTCGGCTTTGAGGTGCCCAACGTGTAGCTAAGGGGCTGC